TATTTAGTAAAAAGTCATTTTGTAACTTTTTGTCTAAGAAGTGGCTTCTGTTCATTTCATTTGCATACATGATACAGTCTTTGTGATAAGAAAGACCTCTATTAACCATAAATGGTGAATAGTCTTTTTCTGTTAACTCATCAACAATTAACTGTTTCTTGTTTTGAAGAATTGCGTTTAGATAATCAAATGGATTACTCATAACATTCTCACTAGACCAATTGTATCAATGGTGGTTAGCAAGATGTAGTTAGCAAGCATGCCAAATGATTTCCGAGTATAACTAGCCCAAGCATACATGGCACAACCAGCGATCCACACAGGATAAAGAGCGAGAAGTGGAGGGTTGGGTACTGTAAGAGCCATCGTGATGGAGCAACCAATACTAATAGCCCAAGCAAGTAACTCAACAGCAAAGCGAAACTTATGAGAAGAATAGTCATCTCTGATCCAGTCAAAGGTTGGTTTCAATAAATCTATCATACAAAATCACATGTTGCCATGAGTTCGGTTAGACATGCGACCATATTGATTTCTTGGTCAGCAACAAATGCTTGTTTGTATTGATACTCTGCAATAATAATAACTGCTTGTGGAATAGATTGTGGTTTCATCACATCATACAATGCATCATACAGTTGACGGAATAAAACATTCGCATCAATATCTGTACCACCAACCCATTTACGAATTGCACCGAAGTCTTTGTCTTTGATGTGCTTAGTAATCTCAGTAAGTTGAACATTACCAATCTGTGCAAGAACACCAGTATCAATCTTACCAAACTGTGAGTATCGTTGCAACTCATTTAGAATACGGCGATTGTCTGGAAAGTGTTTCTTAATTAATTCTGCAATAACTGAATCAACAAACTCAACTTTTTCACTTTGCAAAATCATCTGAACTCTCTTAAAGAAAGCAGACGCCATCTTGGCCTTCTCACCGTTCTTCAGATTGAAATCAATAACTGCACACCGTGAGTGCAATGGTTCAATGATACGAGTTTTGTAATTACAAGTAAAGATGAACGAACAGTTGCCTGCGAACTCTTCAATCGCATTACGCAAAGCAGGTTGTGTTGAATTAGGATTTAGATAATCAGCCTCATCAATAATGATGACCTTACGACCACCAGTTAGTGACATAGACGAAGCATAGTTTTTGATTTTGACACGGAATGTATCAATACCAGATTCGTCTGAACCATTGATTACTATAAAATCGCAACCAATCTCATTACACATAGCCTTTGCAATAGTTGTTTTACCAACGCCTGCACCGCCACTCAGTAAGAGATTGGGGATTTGTTTTTGATTGACATACTCCTGAAATGGTTGCTTCAACCTCTCAGGCAATATGCACTCTTCTACCGTTTTAGGACGATACTTCTCTGTCCATAATAAATGTTCCATCACAATACCTCATAATATAAATTTAAAAATCAAAGTTGAGCTTTGAGCTCATTAATACGGTGTTCTAAAACCGTTGCAGCAGTATTGAAATGACCAGTACCTTCTTCATCAGGTTTGAAGTAGTATCGCAACAGAGTTTCTTTTTCAGTTTCTAACACAGCAATGTATTCTTGCTTTGTTAATTTAGGAAAGACTGGTTGTTTTTGTTCAATTTGAACAAGTGGTTGTTCTTCATCATCAGGAAATGCGTCAGAGTATTTCATAATTAAGCCGCCTTCTCAAACTTAGAACCTTGTTCAGTTGTAATCCAATACTGAAGTGGTTGTGTTTTGTGTTTGAAGTTTGATATGCCCTTTGAAGAGATAGAAACATCATAACCACCAGCAAGAATCTTACTGATATTTTCTGTTTTGAATACCATACGATACTTACTGCCGTCACCATCACCAAGAGCAAGTGCATCGGTGTGTGCGGAGTCATTTGCCAAATCGATAGTTACGATATTGATTTTCTTACCATCAGATTCAATAGCAACCTGTGGTGAAGATAGAACAGATGCAGCTCGCATAACCCAATCATAGTCTTCAGCAGAAAGAGTGAAGTTAATCTCTGCATCAGGCATTGTCAATTGTTTCTCAGGCGGAACAACAATCATTGTAGGTTCACAGAAGCGATATTTAATCTTACTGCGACCTTTGTTACCAACAATAACAACATGTTTCTCATCGAACTCAAATGTTGGATCGTCTTTGTGTAGTGATACGACAGACAAGAAATTGTTCAAGTCATATACACCGAAGTCTGCTGGAATATCTTCTTTGATATCTACCTCAGCGAGAATATTTTTATGTGAAGAAACTGTTTTAAGTTTCTTACCTTTTTTGAACATGATGCCTTGATTAATAGCACCAAAGTTCTTTAACACCGATAGTGTGTCGTTTGATAATTTCATATAATACCTTTCATAATTAAGAATTGTCATCAACAGAATACATTATATCATGTTCGTATAGAAACATGAGGCAACAAAGAGCATGAGCAAGGTGATTTTTTCCTGATTCAGGATCATTTTGCTCACCTTCTTTCCATGCCCATAAATGCCTTTGCATTGCATCAAAGTATCTCCGTTTAGAATCTGGAACATGTTTCCAGTTATCCGGTTCATACTTCTCTGCACCAAAGGTCAAAATTTCAACTGTAGCTTTTAATGCAAGTGGTGGCAGTAAACCATATTGTAGTTTACCACCATCAAACTTACGACCACCAGTTGTTGCAGTTTGGGATGCTTTTACAACTTCTTCCGCTGTTGTCATAGATATGCCACTTCTTCTTCTTCTTTAGAATCATTTAACATAAAACTATCGATTGAATTGGAAATTGCCTTTTTATTTTTTGTTGTAAGATAATGTGAACTTTTTAAGAATAAGTCATTCACTCCAAAAATAACCATCTCATTCATATTGGGTGTCAATGTTGAAAGAGCAGGAAGACAACCATAAAGTTCTACTCTATCACTAATATTAGCTTCATCAAAAAAAGAACTCAAACGACCCCATAGAATTTTTATTTCATCTTTAGCTTCAAGAATCCTTTTAATGTAAGTGGATTCCAAATCGAAAGCATCTAGTCTATCTGTATGTAAAATAATTCTGATTTTCTTGTTATGTTTTTTCAATTCTTCACCAACAGCATATGCAATTTTCTTTGTTGAACCAGTTGAAAATACCATGTACTTAATTGTAGCGGTATCTTTATAATTCACCATAAAATCATCTTTTGATGCTTCTGTTGTATACGACCTAACAATAACATCATTACCATTTTCATCTGTATAATTGTTACAAGCATTAAATACAATAGCAGCTATTTCTTCTTTTGTTTTTTTAGTCCAAGAAGTTGGATGTGTCATAGCATTAATTTGATATCTAATTGCATCAGGATCTAAAGCAATTTCACCTTTTATGACAGAATTTTTAACATTGAAAGCAACATCGTCTTTTGTAATCATTCCAGCTGGACGATGATTGGCATTGTCTCTGAAAAAGAATATATTAAAAGCGTTATTGACTTCAATATCAGAAGCGTCATCATCACCTTTGTAAACTGTACAGATGATATTTTTGAATCCCAACTCAATTAATAGCTCAAGTCTTGTAATTCCAGCACCAACCGATAATTCCCCATTCTTGTAAAGTCTTAATCGAATTGGATGCGTATCTAAGTAATATCCTTTTTGATGCAAACTCATACGAATAGCAGGTTTTTCTGGATTCTCACCACCGTTTCTAAATTCTTGTGAGTAAGAATTACTGAGATTAATCTTGCTGATATCAATCAATTGAAATTGATGACCATAAGCAGATGATACAATAGTGATGGGTAATCGTTTGTTTTCGTGGTCTGTAAATTCATCAGAATAATATTCAGGCCACGAATCAACATTGACTAAACTTTTACAGGTTTCTAAATCTTTTTCTCTAAAAGATTTAATTTTTGTTTGAAGATTCACGCAATTCATAATATAAAAACTCCTATAGTTTGCCTGTGTACTGTGCAACAGCAGGCATGTTACCCGTGAAAGCGTAAGTACCGATATGTTGTGTTTTCATCCATGGACACAAATAAATTTGCCCGCCCATTTTACGCCACATTTGACAGAACATATAATCTTCTGACAAGTAACGATCCGAACCACCACCAACGATTGATTCTTTGGTGTCGATTACTGTATCAAAGTATGCATGAATATACCTTGAACCATCAAAGTTAGCTTGGCCAACATGGTCTGGTTTGTACTTGATAGTTGGATATTGAATTGCCATTTTATCAAAGACTGTTCGATTAACCAACATGTAACCAGTACCAATTTCCATAACCTCAAGAGGTTCAGTAACTTGGAATTGTTGTGTTCCTTTTACAACATTGAAAACATATTCACCAACAAGACCTTCTAGGTCACGAGGTTCCATTTCTGGATGGTTTCTTGCTGCAGCTGCAATATTAGGCCAGTTGATAGATTTTTTAGGATATGGCCCACCGATAACATCTTTATCAAGAGCTAGTAGTGCAAGAACATCTTGCGGGTTGTAATGAATGTCCGAATCAATGAACAACAAGTGTGTATAACCTGAACGGAGAAATTCATCTACAAGGTAATTTCGTGCTCGGGTGATAAGTGATTCGTTAAACAGGAAAGAAAACTTAGTTTCAATTCCGTACTTTGCAAAGGTTGTCTGTAAGTCCAGACATGATTTGATATAAAGACCGTGAGCCATACCACCATACATTGGTGTGGCAATAAAGACTTTATTCTTTTTTAGTTCATCAATTTTAACTTCAATTTCCATAAGGTTTCCATAAAATAAAAAGAGGGAGTGACACCTATATGTATCACTCCCTCATGCGGTTTCCTAAGAAATATTAGGCAAAAGCACGTTGTCCTTGCGAACGGATTGCAGCAATGCCTGCGGCAACAACACGCTTAGTTGGTGTGCCCAAACGGTAGAAAGAAACTTTCGTACCGCTTTGAGTGTTACGTGTATTCAAATAGATTGAATAACCTTCGTTACGCAACTCATTGATTGTTGCAGAAGGATTTGCAATACCAAAAACAGATTGCATCTTAGCAGCTGTCAAGGTGTT